TAATCTATTTGAGGATTGCCGTATTGAATACAAATTGACTTCCGCTTTTAAAGGCGCGGACGGTTTATTTTACTGGAAAAAATATATCGATATTGAAACCACCGAAAGCACGCCGTGCGGTTTGCTTTATAACTTAAAACTTAGAGAAGCTGGCGCACGTGTCGACCGTTCTAAAACTTTAAGGATTCGCAAGTTTTTGGCTAAATTTAGCGGCGATAAAAAAGCCGTTGAATTTAGAGGCAAAATAGTTGAAACGCCGCATCTAGTTTCCGAGTTTTATAAAAATATAATTCAAACGAAAGACGCGGACATTGAACGAATGCTAAAGCTATTGAATGAATGGATAAAAGTTTTCGGCGCGGACGTTCCGCCATCACCTGGCGGCGGTAGTTTCATAAGCTCAGGTGATCTCGACGAAAGCGCAACGGCGGAAGCTGGCGAGCGCGGCGGATATATTGACGGCGAAGCCGAAGCAAAAGCCGAAACCGAAACCGAGCCTAAAACGGACAAAAGCGGTACACATGAAAGCGGTAGTAAAATAGCGCGGACATTGCCTGAAAAATGCCGCGCCGCAACTGTCAGGCAATCGGATATTAATTATTCGCGCCGCATAGCGTCGCAACTTGTTCCGATCATTAAGCGCGCTAAAATTAAGCCGTGTACGTTAGGCAAACGCGGACGGCTTTATATACCGCGAATAATGTGCGGACTAGCCCAGGCGTTTCGTTCGCACTCGGAAGCGGACGGCAAACGTAACGTATATTTGCTTGTCGATCTAAGCGGAAGCATGGCGGAAATATGGCATAAATTCGGCGGTAAAAACTTAGTAGCGGCGTTTACCATTTTGCGCGATATGGGATTAATAAATTTAAGCTTATATTATACCGCTGAAATTGATGAAAAGCGCACCACCGTAAACGCGTCTTTAGAAACCGTTAAAGACGTTTTAAGCATCAATCCACGCGGCGCGGCGGAAATGATCAAAGCGTCTTTAGATGAAACCGCCGAAGCCGTCAAAAGCGCGGACGCGTGTTTTATATTTACTGACGCGGACATAGTTGACGAACCAGTTAAGCCAAACGAATGGCGAAGCAAAGGCGTAGATCTTTGCGGCGTTTGTATTAATCCAAAAGAGGCGCATTTGCGACCGCTTATGAGACTGCATTTCTCGCGCTCATTTATTCACGCTACGGCGGCGCAACTAGCGCGGCGGATAGTTGACTATACGGTAAACCGTTAAACCGCCACATAAGGCAAATTTGAGCCATTAAAGCCGTTCGCATTTATTTGCGGACGGTTTTTTTTGCACGCGTCAGGGACACGCGTCAGGGACACGTCAGGGACACGTCAGGGACACGTCAGGGACAACTTTAATCAGGGGTAAACAAAGCCGCTTAAAAGCCGCTCAAAAGCTTCACAAATAAAAGCCGAAGCCGAAGCCGTGCAATGAATCAAAACGCCGTTAAACGCCGTTTAAAAGCGTTACGATTATAAAGCCGCGCTGAAACCACGCCGTTAAGATGCTAAGCCATAAAGCCGCCGTGATAGGTTAAGCCAGCCAGCGTAAATTTTCCCCCTGATAAGCCGCCGCTCAGGCGAAAAGTTGCGCAGCTCTTTTTGTTTTTTAAACAATACTGATTGTTATTTAAACAGTACGCCTATAATTTTGGGCTGGCGCGTTTAGACATGTAGCACCGTGCTATTTTTTTACGGCTGGCGATTAATTGCATGAAATTGCAAAGCTGATTGCAAACCGCGATTGCATTAAATTGCATTGGCTATATATGGGGGGAGGGGGTATATATTTTTTTTTATTCTCAAAATACTTATATATTAACCAATCTGAAAAAAAATTGGCTCTCGATGGGCATAAACGCTCATTTTCCCGTTTGGGAACACTACATATAATAATATACCTATAATACTTGACTTATTATATATATGGTATAGGTTTTCCCATATTGGAAAATGGTGAAACAGTTAATCCTGAGAAAGAACAGCTATTAGCGGACATAGGTCATGCGATAGAGGAGGTTGCTTACAAGAAGGAAGTGGCTAAGGTAAAGAGTCTCAGCAGGTACAACCCTGAGAAGGTAGCCAAGATACTATATTTGTATAGCACGGGGGTATCTCAGACGGCTATGGTACGTAAGCATGGCATAGACCGCGAGACTGTAATCAACACCTTGGTTGAGTACGCTGACCACAAGGGTAAGTTCAGGGAGTTAGGCGGCAAGTTATCAGGTCGTAACTACGTCAATCTTAGTTCATTAACAGAAGACTTAGTAGAAAGCCTGCGGCATCGTCTAGAGATAGGCGACATCGAGGCATCGTTCCGTGATCTCAAAGACTTATCAATAGCATTAACCAATGCACACAGGGAGGCATCTACATCTCGTGGTGATGCTACGGTAATAACAGAGGAGCGCAAAGTAACAACAATTGAAGATGCTAAGGCTCTAAGGGAGCAAGCATTGTCCAGAATCAAGGATGCGGAGGTAATTGATATAGATGAGTAGTCCTATTGATTATGTAAAGCATCAGGTTAGTGAGCATTTCGACAACTACGTTGTGGTAGTCATTAACAGGGATGGTGAGCTTGAGTACAGGTATAGTAACTGGATGGTAGCAGATATGTTATTGACTAGAGCTGGGGATAATATCAGGGAGGACATGGATTTGGACTTCGTATGGGAGGAAGAAGAAGAAGGGGAGGAAGAGGAATGATTAGTTTTACCCAGCACCCTATACTAAAAGCTCCTACGGATAAGGAGATAGTCAGGCTTACTGAGACTGATGAGGGATTAAAGGCTTTGGTACAATGGCATAAGACTCACGAAGAGGCTATTGAAAATGCAGTAAGAGATCCTCTGCGTTGCGGTTTTGATTTAGCTGGCTGGGATCGTATTAAGTGGGGTCTAGAGAACTACAACGAGGTAGTTGCTCTTGGTGGTAACAGAAGTGGCAAAACTACTGGATGTGCAAAGTTAGTAATGCAGGACGTTACCAGTAACATGGATGGTCATATTGTATGCTTTAGCCAGAATGAAGATACATCCATTAAGGTTCAGCAAGCTGCTATATGGGAAATGATGCCCAAGGAGTTCAAAAAGAAAACTAAGGGCATCGAGGGTTATATTAACTTCAGTATGCAGAATGGCTTCACGGCTAAGTCATTTATCTTTCCTGATACTAGGACACGGGTTGACTTCAAGACTTACACGCAGTTCAGCAATAATCAAAGTATCTTGGAGGGTTTCCAGTTCGGATTCCGTAATCCTACTGGTCTTAACATAGGAGCATGGCTTGATGAGTACCTTGGGGATGCACAGCTAGTTGATACACTTAGATTCCGTCTTGCAACATTCAACAGCAAGATGATGATTGGCTTTACTCCTATTGACGGATATACTCCTTTTATTGGCGAGTACGCCAAAGGTTCTGAGACTCTTGAGACAAGATCCGCAGAACTTCTTAATGGTAGAGCCTTACCTGTTAAGCAATACAGCCCTAACAGAGATGCCGCCATAATCTATTTACATTCTGACGAGAACCCATTTGGTGGCTATGATCGTATCAAAAAGGATCTGACTGGTAGACCAGAGGACGAAATACTTGTCCGTGCTTACGGATTCCCTGTTAAGAGTGTCACCGCTCTTCTGCCTAAGTTTAGTAATTCCGTCAATGTCTTGCCTAATAAGTACGACATGAAGATGCCTAACTATGCTGATCGTAGTCAATATACAATATATCAAGTAGTTGACCCAGCAGGTGCTAGAAACTTCGTAGCTCTCTGGGCAGCAGTAAACAAGGATGGCGACATATATATTATCAAGGAGTTCCCTGAGCGTGATCAATACGGAGAATGGGCTATGTTCGGCGATCCTAAATGGAAATATGGTCCAGCAGCTAAGAAAATAGGCTATGATGTAGCTGGATATTGTAATCTATTTAAAGAAATAGAGAAAGAAATAGGCGTAAATGTTAGTGAGCGCATAGGTGACTCTCGTTACTTTGCTAGAGAAAACGAAAACAATGTTGATTTGTTCCATTCATTTTCGGACGAAGGTCTGGACTTTGTTCCCAGTAGCGGTAAACAGGAGAATGAAGGCATTGTAGCACTAGATGAGTGGTTTGATTACAATGAAAACGCTAAAATAGACGCTGCTAATCGCCCTAGATGCTTTATTGACAAGAGTTGCGGTAATTTAATTGACAGTTTAATCAATTACAATGCTAACGGTAAGTCAGATGAAGCCCTAAAGGACTTTTTTGACCTTATTAGATATTTACGAATGGCAAATGACGGGATTGGTCCTGATCATTTCACAACTAACAGTTTACAAGCTACCCGTAGAGGTACAGGAGGATATTAAATGGCTAAAAGAAAATTAACACAGATTGCAAAAGACTTTGGTATTAGTTTTACCGAAGCACAACAAATAGTTTATCAACACTTAGAGGAATCTATGGTTACAGGTAAGGGTAAGAATACATGGATTTCAGAAAATGGTCAAATTATTTTTGATGACGTTGTAACTATGCCCATATACCACAGAGGACAGGTCAAACGAGCAGCACCTAACCCTAATTTTGTGTACGTATTTTTAAAAGAACAGGCAATAGTAGTACCAGTCAGAAAGATGGGTAGATCCAGCAACAAAAGTCTAGTAGGTAAGTTTATTTACTTCCAGCAGGCTGATAAAAGCGAAAACACAACCTATACTCAAATAAAACCGCCTAATGGATAAGGAAGAATTTATCTTGGAATCAATAGCTGGATGGCTAAATACATCAGTAGAGGTCTTGCTATATATGTTAGAATGGTTAAATAAATAATGGAAAGTCAAAAAACCTCAGACGAGCTAACTTATGTTGGCAAAACGCCCAGCGTTACAACTTTACGATATGCTTACGATAAGACCTTGAATGAGCTTCAGTCATTCTTTGATCTTTGCAGTACAAGTTATGATGACCGCCGAAACTGGTGGGCTGGTAAATCCCGTGATCTCCGTAAGCACGGTGCTGATGCGTTCCCTTGGGAAGGTGCATCAGACATGGAGAGCCACGTAATTGATGAACGTATTACACGTTTAGTATCTTTATTCTTAGCATCTCTGTCACGTTCTAACGTAAGAGCATTTCCTGTTGCAGTAGATGATTTGGCAAAAGCCAAGACAGTATCTAGTTTTTTAAAATGGATGGTTTCATCTGGATACATTCCTCGTTTCATGCAAGAAATGGAACTAGGTGCTAATTATTTATTAGAACGAGGCATATTAATTTCATACGTAGGATGGCATAAGGAGGATCGCAGATTTCTTCAAAGCCTATCCATGCAACAAGTAGAACAGATCGCACCAGAACTCGTATCAGCTTTTAATGAAGGCTACGGTGATGACGATATGATTGAAATGTTGCAAATGTTCTTTCAAGGACTCACGAAGAAGAAGGCAAAGGCAGCCCTCAAACAACTAAAAAAGACAGGTCAAGCGGAACTTCCAATCGTGCGCCGTCAGGTTAATGCGCCTGAAATTAAGACGCTTTCTCCTGATGGCGATTTCTTTTTTCCAGCTTACGTTACAGATCCACAGCGTTCTCCGTTCTGTTTCTGGCGTACTTACTACACACCACAAGAACTAGAAAACAAAATTGTTACAGATGATTGGGATGAGACTTTCGTTGAGTACGTTATCGAGCATTATCGCGGTGTCAATGTTAATGGAATTGAAGGTGAAAATGCTGGTTCTCAAGTACACAGCAATTCTTTGGTTGATGACGCGTATTCAGCAGATGAACTAATTGAAATTGTACACGGATACCA